TTCATTGATAACTTGTTGATTATTAGTCCAAGAGATGAGATTACTGAAGTGGTGGAGGAGCAGTCAGGCACGGCTTCAAACATTCTTGATGTTGATCTGCTTGAAGAAACAGAACTTGATGAGAACGAATTAGAAAATGACGAACTTCAAGAAGAAATAGGACGGCTCGATATAGACCTTCTGAATGTAGATTTTCTGACTGATCTACTGAAAATTATTGAGGTTTCAGTTACAGAAAAAGGAGAGGCAGGGCAAATAGCGGGTGTTCAGATTGAGGGGATCATTCCTGGCTTCGACCCGCAGAATCAAATCTACACCTTTGTTGAGGGCGAGGTGCTAACGGTTTTCAGAAGTGTAGAGAACACCGTAGACCTTGAGTTGGACAAGGATGGGGCGTACAACATCTCAATCCTTACCGCAGGAAAAGTATTGGATATCACGGTCAACGGAGGAGGCGATAATGCGATTATTATTAATCAGTCTAATTAGTTTTCCTCTGTGGGCGGCAGATAACTCAATTGAGATCGACACCAAAGGCTCTAATAGCCGTATTTATATTGACCAGATTGGCTCTGGGAACACAGCAAGGGTCTGGTGCGGATTGAGCAACGGAACGTATGCCACGCACAGTTGTTCCAGTGCCACGATTGATATTGACCAGAACGGCACAGGAAATCTTGCTAAAGCATACTCGCAATACACCAATCACACTGGAAACGAGTACACGATTACACAAACTGGCGATGATAATATCGGTTATATTGATGCCGACGAAGACGATAATGAGTTAACCATTACCCAAACCGGGGATGATATGCAGGGTGAAATCTATATGTCAGGCGATGACAATGTTTACACCATCTCTCAAACAGGGTCAGGCGATCATTACGCCAAGTTTTATGCCTTTGGGGATGACAGCGCATGGACTGCAACTCAGTCAGGATCGGGCAACCACAACGCCTACATCAAGTCTTGCGGTAACTGTAACAACAACGATGCCACCATTACGCAGTCAGGGAGTGGCGCTAAAGATGGTGATATAGAGTTCAGAAACAATCCCGCCGACAACTCAACGGCGAACCTGACGCAGAGTGGCGACGGTGCTCATGTAGGAAATATCAGAATCGAGCAGGGGAATTACACGGTAAATGCTACACAGACCGGTGTTAGCGCGAAGGCGTACACGGTAATTCTGGATTGCACCACAAGCTGTAACAAAACCATTACCGTGAATCAGTTCGACTAATGAAGTTTGCGCTAAAAACAATGGCGCTGGTTGCGCTCCTTTCGTTACCGTTAGTCTTCCAATCAACTCTCACCGAAATTCTAAAGCTCAGGACGTTTGATTATTTTGTAGCTGAGTACGAGCAAAGCAATCATTTTGCTGTGCTAAATATCACAGAAGAAGATATTGAGCGTGAGGGCGGCTGGCCGTTGCCCAGAGCGCGGCTGGCAGAAATACAAGATAATTTGATGCAAAGAGGCGCTTTGGGGGTGGGCTGGGCGGTGGCTTTTCCACAGCCAGACAGACTCGGTGGCGATGAAGAGTTTGCGCGTTCGTTGCAGGGCAGCAACAGTGTGCTCGCAATGTATGAGAATCCAGGCTCTGGCTTTCCAGAAACCGTTGGTACGGTCATTATAGGGAATCCGGTTGGCGGCTACTCTGCATCAGGTGTTGTGCAAAACATTGAAGTGCTGAGTAATGTGACATCACAAGGTATTGCTTCAGCGCCACTAGAAGTAGACCAGCTAGTTCGTCGAATGCCGCTGTTGATGAAAGCACCAGACGGATGGGTACCCGCATTTGCCACGCAGGTTTTGAAGGTTCTTGCCAACGCGGATACTTACCTCATCAGGACAAATCCAAATGGCATTGAAGAAATCATCGTGCAAGGACTGCCTCCAGTAGCAACTGATTCATTGGGCCGCAAGTGGATTAGCTGGGTAAATACGCACCAGACGACACTTACTGAGATGGATGTGCAGGACCGATTCGTTTTTATTGGCACTGACGCTATGGGAATTATGCCGCAACTAGCCACGCCGGTTGGATTGCTTGAGCCGCACAGAATTCAGGCCGCATTAGCCGAATCAATACTGATAACCGATAGCCCATACATACCGGATTACGCATTAGCCGCAGAAGCAGCCATATTTGTTGTCTCAGTCGCCCTCATTTGGCTTCTATTGCACACGATGGGTATAACAGGCGGGGTTGTATTGGTTGGTGTTGTGATGGCCTTAACGGGCTATCTAGGCGTGTATCTGGTGCAGCATGGTTTGCTGATTGACGTTACATGGGCGCTAGTCAGTCAATTTATTACTGCAAGCATCGGATTTTATGTGAGATTTCGGGAACAGTACAAAGCCCGACTGCTTATCAAGCAGCAATTCGGCAAATACTTAGACCCCAGAATGGTTAAGAAATTGCAGGACAACCCTGAATTGTGCCAAGTGAATGGTGCGAGAGTGGATTGCAGCATTATATTCACGGATTTGAGAGGGTTCACAAGCCTGTCCGAATCGGTTGAACCCGAAATGGTTACTTACATAATGAACAACGTGTTAGATGTTCAGGTAAAAGCTGTGAATAAGTTTGGTGGTGTCACTGATAAATTTATTGGCGATGCAGGAATGTTCCACTTTAATACCATCATCCCACAGCCTGACCATCACAATCTTGCGTTGGCAGCGGCCATGGAAATAGAAGACAACATCATTGAATTGAACCAGAGATTCCAAGAGGAAGGCATACCGGAAATAGCAATAGGCGTGGGCGTCAATTCTGGGATTTGTATTGCTGGCAACTTTGGTGCGACAGATAGGTTTGCATTTAGTTTGATTGGCGACCCATGTAATATTGCAGCGAGACTGGAGTCGGCTACTAAAGAGGTTGGTGTTGGCACATTGATAGGAGAAGAAACTGCACAAAATTCCGACTATCTGCTAAAATCGCTAGAACCAATATCAGTGAAAGGCAAAAGTCAACCTCTGGAGGTGTATACGTGGGACTAAATCTAACGCTTGTAGTGTTGTTGGTTGCCGCTTCTGTAGGCAGTTATTTCTACATCAATATGCAGAAAGCCCAAATTTCGCAGCTTCAGGTTGAGCTTCAAACGGCAGTTAACAATCAAGAAGTATTAGAGTCAGCTATTGCCAATCAAAATAACCAGCTACAAGAGCAGCTAGAGTTACAGCGATTAAACCAAGCCAAAATTGCAGAACTGTCAGAGGCCAACGATGAGGCTCGTCAGGAGGTTAATCAACTCAGGAACACCTTTGCCCGACATGACCTGAATAATTTAGCTATCGCAAAGCCAGGGCTTATTGAGAAAATTGTTAACCGAGGAACGGCAAAGGTTCACCAGCAGTTTATTGACTTAACTAACCCAAGGCAATTTGATGCGACTCCTGCTCCTCAGTAGTTTTTTTCTAGTTAGTGGATGCTCTACGCTAGGAGGCTTGTTTGGTAAGTCAGCAGTACCAGTAGTCGCTCCAGTTGAGATCGTCACTATTACTGTGCCAGCACCCATGTATCACCCGCCTTTGCCAGAAGGTCTAACACCTTCCGAGATTGAATGGATTGTTTTGAACCCTAGTATTATGCGTGAGTACATTGAAAATTATGATGCAGGAGATGCCCCAGCCGTGGCGTATTATGGTCTAACAAGTCAAGCGTATGAGAGTTTGGCTAATAATCTGGCCGACATTCGCAGGTACATATCGCAGTTGTTGAACATTAATCGGTATTATCGGGACAATGACCCCACGAGAGAGAAAGAAGAAGAATAGGTTATACTAAAACTAACAAGAGGATAGATTATGCTTGGATACATAGGTGAAATAGTAGGAATAGTAACTGGCGTGGTATGCGCGGCTAGCATTATTTGCAGCCTAACCCCTACGCCAAAAGATGATGCGTTAATTGGTCGCTTGTATAAGATGCTTGAAATTTGCGCCATGAACATCGGCAAGGCCAAAGACTAAATCATGGCGCAGGAATATAGAAATGCGAACGGAGAAGAAGATGCAAGGTGTTACCTATCGTTAACGTAAAACAGGTTTACAAAGAAATATCTTCAGACGAGGGGAAAGTGCTTCATGCTTACCTGTGTAGTCAGTCGCATAAAACTGTGGGCATAGGCCACAAAGTGTTGGAAGCAGACGCTGAAAACGCCTTGCCGATTCACGGCACAAACGACGATGTGCCTGACGAAGAATGTATATCGGAAGCTCGGTGCTATGAGCTATTTCAAGAAGATGTCCAAATTGCGATTGATGGATGTGAGAAGATTTATGGCAACTGGGAAGAACTCTCGCAAGAAGTTCAACACATTTTAGTTAACATGTGTTTTCAGCTTGGGCAGGGTGGGTTAAGTAAATTTAAGAACTTTAAAGTCGCTATCGAAGACTATCAGTGGCAAAGGGCCGCACTAGAGATGATGGATTCGCGCTGGGCCGGTCAAACGCCAGAGCGCGCCGAAAGATTAAGAGCAAGAGTCGCAGCACTCTCAGGTACATAAAATGCCATTACAGCCAGTACAGTTTAAGCCAGGGATAAACAAGGAAAGCACAAGCTATGCCGCTGAAGGCGGATGGTTTGATGGCAATCTGGTCAGGTTTAATAAAGGCTATGCTGAAAAAATAGGAGGGTGGGAGAAGTATAATATAGTCTCTTACGAGGGGACCGGAAGAAAACTACACAACTGGGTTAATCTAGCAGGTACAAAGTTGCTGGCGCTTGGCACCAGGTTCAAGTTATACATCCAAGAGGGTGCAACCTATAATGACGTTACTCCATTAAGATCTACTACAGCAGCAGGTGATGTAACTTTTGCTGACGGGGGAGTTGGATCGAATATTATTACAGTAACCGATAGTTCTAACGGCGCTGCTGCAAGCGATTTTGTTACATTTTCTGGAGCGGCTAGTTTAGGTGGCCTCATTACTGCCGACGTTCTTAATCATAATTATCAGATAGCTTCTATTGTTAGCGCAAATGCTTACACAATATTAGCAACTGATGCCAGCGGAACCTCTGTAACCGCAAACTCTAGCGACAATGGTAATGGCGGAGGTTCAATTGTAGGAAAATATGAAATCCAAGTGGGTCTTGACATATTTATTGCAGGCACTGGTTGGAGCGCAAACCCTTGGGGTGACTCAACGTGGGGCTCAACATCTTCTTTAGGTGAAAATAACCAGCTTAGACTTTGGTCTATGGATAACTTTGGAGAAGACCTGATTGCAAACCCCAGGGCTGGAAATATTTACTATTGGGATAATAGTGACGGATTATCTACTAGAGTCGTTCCGTTAAGTAGCCTTTCTGGAGCTAACCTAACTCCGACCAAAGGGTTGCAAGTGATTGTCTCAGATGTAGACAGGCACGTTCTTGTTCTTGGCGCAGACCCTATCGTTGATGGCGCTAGAAGCGGATCAGTAGATCCTTTGTTAATTGCTTTTTCTGATCAAGAGAATGCTGCTGAATGGGAGCCTAAATCAACGAATACTGCAGGATCTCTCAGGTGTTCTGCTGGATCTGAAATAGTTGGCGGCATGAGGGCGAGACAAGAAACTTTAATATGGACTGACGTAGCGTTGTATAGCTTGCAGTTTATTGGAACGCCTTTTACCTTTGGCCTAAATCTAATCAACGAAGGTGTTACCTTAATTGGTCCCAACTGCGCTGTTAACACACCTGCCGGAATATTCTGGATGGATAGAAAGGGATTCTATGGGTACTCAGGGACAGTTAAAAATATAAAATGCACAGTTCAGTCTTATGTTTACGATGACTTTAATCAATCACAGGCATATCAATTCTTTGGATTTATAAACAAAAGGTTTAATGAGGTTGGTTGGTTCTATTGTTCTTCATCATCTTTAGTCATTGATCGTTATGTCACATACAACTATATGGAAGATAGTTGGGCTATAGGGCAGATGTCCAGAACAGCCTGGTTAGATGAGGGTATAGGGATTAATCCTATTGCCGCCGGGAAAAACTCTTCTACATCTTATTTGTATAGCCATGAGGTAGGCAATGATGATGATGGATCTCCGATGGAGTCTGTGTACATTCAGTCAGGAGACTTTGATATAGGCAATGGGGAGGACTTCCAGTTTATTAGGCGAATGATTCCAGATATTGATTTCAATGGAACCGGAGGTAGTAGCCAAGCTATAGATGCTGTTTTAAAAATAAGAAATTACCCAGGAGATTCTTTAGCGACAGAACAAACTACTTCTTTTACGGGAAGTACCACCAAGATAGATATGAGGGCCAGAGGGCGACAGGCTGCTTTAAGGTATCAGTCCAGCGGTGCAGGCGTAGGCTTTAAGCTTGGGCAAACAAGGCTGGATGTGCAGCCTAATGGCAAAAGATAATGGCAAAAATACTACAAACACGGTTGCCTATATCAACAGAAGAAAATGTAACATCTGATATCTTCAACCGTAC